CCTGTGCAAAAAGCCCAAGGACTTCTGCGCCCAGGACGAGGCAAGGAAGATGGCCGATCTCAAGGAACAGGAGATGGGCATGATCCAGGGCGTCCGCGAGGCCGCTGCCAAATCCGATCTTCCCGATGCCGTGGCTTACACGCCCAATGACGGGAAGAACTCCATCAATCGCGGGCTGAGCAAGACTTAGCGCGCTTTTTTAGGAAAACATAAATGCCGAACGCAAATGTGGCGGCGGGGCTGATCCCCGTCCGTTATGCGAGCGGCGCACCATACACGGGGGCGTGTAATCGTTATTTCGTCCCCGCGACGGATGCGACCGCTTTGTTCGTCGGCGACCCGGTCATTCTGGCCGGTTCCGCCGATGCGGACGGCGTTCCCTCTGTCACGCGGGCAACCGCTGCCAGTGCGGGACGCATTACGGGCGTTGTTGTCGGGGTTGTCAATTCCTCGACCATCACTGGCCGTTCACGTCCAGCCTCGACCGCTGGCTATGTGCTTGTGGCCGATGACCCCAACCTTCTGTTCGAGATTCAGGAAGACTCGGTGGGCGGCGCTCTTGCCGCTGCCGATATCGGTCTGAACGCGGACTTGATTGCGGGCACCGGCTCCACTGTCACCGGCCTTTCCGGTTTCATGCTGGACACGTCCACCAAGGCAACGACTGCCACCCTTCAGCTTCGCATCGAAGGGCTTGTGCAGCGTGTCGATAACGAGGTTGGCACCAACGCCAAAGCCCTCGTTCGTATCAACCTGCCGACGCAGACCGGCGCTGCTGGTTCAACCGGCGTCTAACGGGGAGTAGGATAAGATGGCAATCACTCGATCCGCCCATCCCGAAGCCCTGTGGCCGGGAATCAAGGCGTGGTTCGGCAAGATGTATAATGAGCATCCTGCCGAATGGTCGCGTATCTTCGAGAAGGATTCGAGCGACAAGTATCAGGAGAAGGTGGTCGAGACCACCGGCTTCGGGCTTGCGCCGATCAAGACCGAAGGCGCATCGGTCGCATACGACACGGACGGCCAGGGATCGGTTACGACCCTGACGCACGTTGTCTATGCGCTCGGCTATGTTGTGACCCGCGAAGAGCTGGACGACAACCTTTATCGGGAAGTCTCGGAGCGCCGCGCGAAAGGGCTTGCCTTTTCGATGCGCCAGACGGCGGAGATTGTTCACGCGAACATTCTCAACCGTGCCTTCAACAGCTCCTACACTGGCGGCGACGGCGTTGAGCTTTGCTCGGCGTCGCACCCGACCCGTGCGGGCAACCAGTCGAACCTCCTGACGGCTGCCGATCTCTCCGAAACGGCGCTTGAGGACGCAATCAAGACGATCAACCAGGTGAAGAACGCTCGCGGTCTTCGCATTGCTGTTCGTCCGCGTCGGCTCATCATCTCGACCGATGACGAGTTCAACGCGCAGCGCATCCTCAAGTCGGAACTTCGTCAGGGAACGGCGAACAACGATGTCAATGCCCTGCGGGTGCTTGGCTCGATCCCCGAGATCGCGTCCAATCACTACCTGACGGACATGGACGCATGGTTCATCCAGACCGACGTGCCGGAGGGGCTTCTGTCCTACTGGCGCAACGATGTCGAGCTGACGAAGGACCAGGATTTCGACACCGAGAACGCGAAGGCCAAGGCGCGGATGCGCTTTGCCTGCGGCTGGGCGGATTTCCGCTCGCTGTATGGGTCTCAGGGTGCCTGAGCGTAAATAGCGCTTAGTAACCCCAGCCCAAGGGAAAGCCCCGCGCCCTTAAAGGCGGGGCACTTTCCTTTTTACGGAGGCGGCGATGCCTTGGGGTTGCTGCCAACGCTGCGGATTCCGCTACGAACTTTCCGAGATCAAGGCAGAGTGGACGAACCTCCGGGTTTGCCGCTCCTGCTTCGACCGACGCCCCGCCCAGCTTTCGCCGCCGAGGATCGGCCCGGAAGGGGTTGCAAGGGGCCTTCCGCCGGAGGGAACCGGAGTCGAATACGGGCGACCGTTTGACGACACGTTTTTCGATAGCGTGCTGTTCGATGCCTCCGGCGACGTGTCCGAGGCCGATCTGTGAGCGCCTACGGCTATTGTGAGCGGTGCAACTGGCGCTGCGACGAGGACGATTTCCGAACCGAATGGACGGGATTGAGGGTCTGCCCTGACTGCTATGTCAAGCGCCCTACCCAGCTCTCGCCACCGAACGTCATGCCGGAGGGTGTGCCGCTGATTGACGCGGCCCCGGAACCCGACTTTAACGGGGCTGGCTCGAAAACCTACAACTGGCCTTCGATAGCCGCCAAATCCTCGGCAACGACCACGGTGACAGTGACCGGGGCCTCGGTCGGCAATGGGGTGAATTATTCCGCCGACATGAGCGTCGGCTGGAGCGGCCTGATCGCCTCTGCCGCCGTTACTTCGCCCAATACCGTGACCGTGACCGCCTACAACCCGACTGGAGCCGCGATCAATCTGGACTCCGGCACCCTGACCATAACCGCAGCGGAGGTGTAAATGCCAACTTCGGGCGTCACCACCTACGCGATGACGGCGGCAGACATGATCACCAATGCCGCCGAGGAGCTTGGCGTCCTCGCGCTTGGCGCATCGCTGACAGCGATTGAGAAGACTAAGGCGCTAACTCGCCTCAACTCAATGCTGAAATCTTGGCAGATGCAGGGCGTCAATTTGTGGCGCGAGGACGATGTTTCCGTCACCGTCACCGCGAACACCACGCCGACGACGCTTTCGGCTGGAATCAGGCAGGTCTTCTCGGCGCGGTTTATCGGCACCGATTACGAGCGGCTTCTGGGCCAGTGGGAGCGCGAGAATTACCTGTCGCTGCCGAACAAGGACACCAAGGGCAATCCGACGATCTTCTACGTCGAGCGCGAACGCGACGCGCTGAAGCTCTACGTCTGGCCGGTTCCGACCGCCAATTCCACCATCAAGATCGACTGCGAGCGCATCGTCGAGACGGTTACCGCCGACACGCAGGACGTGGATATTCCGCAGTATGCCTACGAGGCGGCGTGGGTCAATCTGGCCGCGCGGCTGATCCCGTTGTTCGGGGTGGCAAGGGTCAGTTCCGAGACGGCACAGTTCGTCGCCGGTAGAGCGCAACAGCTGTTCCAGATGCTGATGGACGATGATCGTCCGCAGTCCGTGTTTATCGGTCCTGGCTAGTGCCCAGCCTCAGCTACGGCATCTCGGCATTTGACCGCGACAAGGGCCAGTTGCCGGAACTCAAGTGCGTCAATTTGTTCGCGGAAAGCGCCCGCACGTCAGAGGGCCAAATCGCGCTTCAGTCCCGCGAAGGGCTGGCGACCGCGCAGACGGACGGCACCGGGCCGATCAATGGCATTTATGCCGAAAAGGGGGTTTTCAACGAAGACCTGTTCACGGTCTCGAACACTACCATCTACCGCGCCAACGCCTCTTTGGGGACGATGGCCGGGACCGGGGCGACGAGCTGGGCCGGGACCGCGACCGAACTACTGCTGACTCGCGGCTCGACACTCAAACGCTATAACGGCTCGGCGCTCAACAACCCGGCCTTCCCGGATTCCGCCACGGTCCGGGCGGTCTGCGTTATCAATTTCCTATTCGTCGCGCTGAGGGGCGATGGCACCTATCCAGGAAGACTCTACTGGTCCGCCGTCAACAATGGCAATTCATGGGGCTCGCTCGACTACATGACCGCCGAGCGCGTTCCCGACGAAGCGCTCGACATTCTGGCGCTGAATGACAATTTGTGGGTGTTCGGCCAGTCCTCGGTCGAAATCTTGCAGGCGACCGGCAATTCCACGGCTCCGTTCCGCCGCATCCCGCAGGTCGCGTTCGGGGTCGGGATCATTGATACCGGCTGTGCGGTAAAGGCCGACAATTCGATCTTCTGGATCGGTTCCAACGGGGTGGTTTACCGAGCAACCGACGGCAACCCGGTTGCGGTTTCCGAGCCGTGGCTGACGGCGAAAATCAGGGCCGCGACCTCGTGGCGGATGTATACCTACCGCCGCGACGGCGAAGAGTTCGTTTGCGTTCGGTTGAACGGGGCTTCCGGGACCACCTGGACTCTTCCGGTCAGCACGCAAAAGGAATGGTGCGAGTTCCAGACCAACGGCGGCCAGTTCATCGTCAGCTGCGCGGCGATGAAGAACAATGTTCCCTATTTCGGCCATCAGACGACCGGCGCGGTGATGAACTTCTCCGGATGGCAGGACTTGGGCGTTGCGATTGACCGCACGTTCAGCGCGGCGACGCAGCTCAACGACCCGCTGATTATTCACAATCTTCGCTACTGGCTGAACGTCGGTCAGGCCCCCGCTGGCGTCACCCCGACGCTTTACATGAGCTATTCGACCGATGGCGGGAACACATATTCGAGCGAGCTTTCGACCGACATCGGCAACGCCGCTTCGGACGGGTCTGCGGACTACCGCGTGATGCCCGAGTTCCGCTGTCTGGGGATGTTCGATTTCCCCGGAGCGATGTTCAAGACGCGATACTCAGCCGCCGGGGATTTCCGGGTGTCGGCGGTCAAGGTCAATGAAACCGGCGGAGGCCGATCCAGAGCATAGGTGAGTGAATGAAGGACTTAATCAAGGCGCGCATCGAGGACGTGAAGCACAAGATCAAGGTCCGGTCGGGAATGGCCGGATACGAATCGAATGTCGAAGCCCTCAGGGCCGCGCTCGGAGAACTGGAGAGCATTCTCGCTCTCGCGGAGGAACAAGACAATGTATAACCCGAATATGCCAGCCCCAATGCCGGGGCAGATGCAGATCACGTCCATGCCGCAATCGGGCGGGATGACGTTTCAGCCGCCTGGCCAGCGCGTCGGCGTGCCCCAGGGCGGCGGTATCAGCCCCGGCGGCTTTCCAGCCTATCCCGGCGGCGGCTTCGGCGGAATGGCTCCACCAATGGGTGGCGGCTTCGGTGGGCAGCGCCCGCCGATGGGCGGTTTCACGCCCCCGCAAATGCCGCCACAGTTCGGAGGAATGGTGCCAGGAATGAACCCCGGCGGGATCACGCTCGGCGGCTTTCCAGCCAACCCCCCGGTTCCGACCCCGGACAACGCGCTCGGCGGGCTTCCCATAGGCGTTACACAGGGCCAGTTCCAGCGTCCCGACGGCACGATGGGTAACGGCTTCCGCATGGGGCCGGGAATGTTCGACGTGCGGGGCTTCATGGATGCGATCCGCACATGGATTGCATCGCGTCCGCAGCGTCAGGGCTATGAGGGAGATTTCCAGACCGCTCAGCAGGACTGGCGGGCGGATCGTCCTGACTTCTGGAGCTACATGAACCAGCAGCAGGCGCAGGCCGCTGGCGTTCCCCCGATGGCAGCGCCGACCGTCATCTAAATGGCGACGCCCCGCCTCAGCCGTCTCAGCGACTTCCAGCTCGCTGACCGGACGGCCATGAAGGCGATGATCGATGAGATTGCGACGGAAGTCGAAGAGCAATTCGACGACATCCAACAGCAAGTCACCGACATCGCCGAGGCGGCGAAGAAGGCATACGTCATCAACCCGATCCCCGACGTGGTGGTCCTCTGCGATTCGGCGGGGACGATCAAGTCCGGGCAGCTTCCCAAGACGCAGGCGATCACCGCTTCCGACGGCGTCAACGACATCACCACGTCGGTGACGTGGAGCCGCACGGTCACCTCGGGCATCACCTGCACGATTGGCGCTTCAACGGGCGTGTTCGAGATCACGGCGATGTCGGGCACGGAAGTGTTCGTCCCGATCTCGTTCACTTACTCGGGCATCACCCGCACCGGAACCGTTCACGTCATCAAGTCCAACGACGTAGCCGAGGCGGCGAAGATCGGGGTGGTCATCAACCCGATTGCCGATGTCGTCATTTACGCGGACTCGGGCGGGACGGTAAAGACCGGCGAGCTGCCCCGCGATGTCGGGATCACGGCGTCGAGCGGCCTTACCAATGTCACGACGGCGGGAACGTGGAGCCGCACCGCAACGACCGGCGTCACCTGCACGATTGGCGCGGCGACGGGGATATTGAACATCACCGCCCTGACGACGCTGGAGGTCTATGTCCCGGTCTCGTTCACTTACTCCGGGGTGACGCGGACGGGCACCGTTCACATCGTCAGGCAGGACGATCCGCCAACCTCCGCAACCGGCGGAAGCAGCGGGTCCAGCACCGGGACAAAGGCCAGCACCACCACGCTCGCCAATGCGACCGCCACGACCTACGGCACGGCGGAAAGCGCGACCCTCACCGTCGAGGCGGGGGCGGCTGGCAAGGTGCAATGCACGGCCCCGTTCGGTTACAAGCGCACGCCTGGAACCGCGAGTGGTGCGACCGGCTGTTTCGGCAAGTGGCAGTGGCGAGCGCTGGCCGGGGTGTGGGCCGACATCACCACCGAGGTTGCAGACACGGACGATGCTACGACCGTGGTCAACGCCGGAGACCCGACCCAGAACACGATTGGCTCGATCTCTGTCACGCATACCAAGACCGGCCTGACGGCGGGCACGCAATACGAGTTCAAGTTCCTGTGGCGCAAGGTGGATGTGTCGGGCGACGTTGACGACATCTACCGCTC